GTTGCGGACAGTGAGAACGATATCCCAAAGCCCGAAGCAAATTGGAGTCCCGGCAGCACAGTATTTATCACCGAAACGCACACCATGAAAATGCTGAACAATAAGGGGGCGTGGGAGTAATGGCAGTGGATGTTGTTGCAAGAATGTTGGCAGTCGATTCGCAAAAGTCGGTTGCCAATGTAAAGGCGGAACAAAACAAAAAATTTGAACTGATTGAAACTATCACAGTCGAGGAAGAGGGCATCTATGCAATTGAGCGCACCGTTGAACCAGACGGAACACCATATGATATGGAAAAAGTGCTAATTGTGGCTGAGACTGAGAAATCAAATTTTGAAACAGCAGGAACTACATTCTATTTTTATGCAGGGAGAGGCTCTGATAGTGGTGAGGAACAGTCCTTAGTAATTTGCCATTATACAAGCGGGATTTTTTCAAGCACCAATAAAAAAAGATTTACAATCTGCTGAAAATAGAATCAGGGCTGCTGTTTAACATTGGATTTGCTGGGGCTATTAATAATAGTATGCTTGCAACGACGGGAACCTCACAATTTGCTCTTAAAGAATTTACCGATTACATTTGTAAAATCAGATTTTGTACAATTTTGAGTAGCAATACCCCAATTGCCCCCGGCACAACCATTCAAATTTACGCAGTAAGGAGATGATTTTTTGAAGCCGAAAATTGATATTAACGGCGAAGTCCGTGAGATGACGGACGAAGAGTTTCAGGAATTCCTGAAACAATCAGAAGAGAATGAAATAAAGGAGACATAAAAATGCCGGAATATACAAGCAAATTTACAGGCGAGGAAATTGACGAGCGGCTTACTGCGGTCACGGACAAAGTGGGTAAAGAGGACTATGCAACGACCTCAGACGCAGGAATCGGGAAAGTAAGTGCCACCTATGGCACGGGGATGACTTCATCGCAGATTTTTTGCACCAGTAAAGCTACTGACAGCGACATATCCGCCGGGAAAAGCAATTACAAGCCGATTGTGCCGTCAAATCTTTCAGTCGCAATGTCCGAATATGGAATTAGTTCAAAGACATTAATTCCCGATATGTCAGAAACTACATCTAAAGCGACAACCCACATTGCAGACAGCACACTGCACGTTACAGAGACGGATAAGTCCAACTGGAACGCAAAGGCGAGTAAATCTGAATTCAAAGTTCACACGGAAAACCGTGATATACACACAACAGCAGATTCGCAGGAATCGTGGAATAATGCGGCAGAATCGGCTGCATTAAGCAAGTCCACCATAGGCTATCAGCGTAAAAATCAGCTTAAAAACACAGCTGTTTCAAGAACAATAAACGGTATCAATCTCACGGTAAACGATGACGGAAGCATGACTTTCAACGCCGGAACTTCCACAGGTCTTGTATCACAGATTATATCAAAATTTACATTTAAGGCAGGGGTGAGCTACATCATCACAGGCGCACCGGATGACGGCACAAAGACCACCAGAATCACGCTTGTAAGCGATGACGGCACGGAATATTCTGACAGTGCAACGTGGGACACAGGCAGCGGTGGAACGGTTAAATTCGATAGCGATGCTACGTACAACATCCGTGCGAGAGTTTGCGTGGCGAATACAACGCTTTCCGAAGCGGTTGTATTTAAGCCTATGGTTCGTATTGCGGATATATCAGATAATACATATGAAGCATATGCACCGGGCGTTGACGAACGGCTTGAAGAGCTTGAAACGGCGGTGAATGCAAATCAGAATAAGCTGATTTTCAGCGGCACATCTGCCGCAAAGGTTACGCTTTCGGAAAGTGCGGAAAACTACGATTTACTGACGATTCAGGTTGACTACGGAACAGGCTATCACTTCATTACAGCGGCATCTGCCGGAGTTACTCAGGCGGCTATAGGCACAACTCCGACCTACGGAGCATCCGCAACAAAAGTAACTATTGGTTCGTGTCTGATATATGTTTCGGGAAATAGCGTTGAGATATCAATGTCCCCATACAATCTGACCTCTTCCGGCTCTAGCGTGACAACAGAGACTACATCAACAGCGAAAATAACAAAAGTTTTCGGGCACAAATACACATCATAAACGGAGGTCAACATGACACCAGAAATAATAATTGCGGCAATCACGGGATTATGCTCAGTTGTGGGCGTGATTATCACGGCATCGGCGAGTTCCAAAAAATTACAGCAGCAGCTTGAAGTGAATCAGGCGGTGATGAATACGAAAATTGAAAATCTGACCGCAGAAGTCCGCACACATAACGGATTTGCGGAACGCATTCCGGTTTTGCAAGAGCAGATTAAAATTTTAACTCAGCGAATTGAAAACCTCGAAAAGGAGAATCACCATGAAAGATAAAATTGCAAAGCTCATTAACGTGAAGAGCATTGTAACGTTGGCTCTGACGGCGGTTTTTGCCTATTTATCGGCATCCGGTAAACTTACAGCAGAGCAGTTCCAGACTGTTTTCACAACCGTTATTGCGTTCTATTTCGGCACGCAGTATCAAAAAAATTCAAATGAAATTAATGAGGAGGGGAATTAATGTACACAATCATTAACAGCGAATTTATCAAATGGGACGAAGAAATTCAAAAGTTTCGTGTGGACATCGTGGTGGATAGCGAAAGTGACATTCCTGAACCGAAAGACAAATGGTATGTAGGCAGTACCGTTTTTATCACCGAAACTCACACGATAAGAATACTGAACAATAAGGGGGCGTGGGAGTAATGGCAGTGGATGTTGTTGCAAGAATGTTGGCAAACGAAGCTCTGAATGCTAAAAATCCTGACGGCACGCCTGTTGTTGATAAAACGCTGAGTAAATCCGGGCAGGCGGCTGATGCAAAGGCAGTAGGAGACACTCTTGCGGCCATTCTCTCTGCGCAGGGCGGCAGTATCAAGCCTACGGGGTGGGCTGATGTGCAGGCACTTGTGAGATCAGGGCTTGCAAGTAAGGTATTTGCAATCGGAGATCAGCTTGTATGTAAGAAGGGTGATACTACTCTTGTATGGGATGTTATCGGTATCGACCATGACGAACCGACTGACCCACAGTTTACACACAGTATGACATTACAGCTTCATGATTGCTTGTCTGTTACAATGCAGTACGATGTGCAGGAAGCCCTCTACTTTGCCGAAACGGAACTGGCAGCGGGAACTTATTGCTTTACCATTCAGGACTATGATGAAACCTACGGCGGCAATAAGACATATAACTTCACGCTTACAAAGCCCGTCCCGGCAGGCGGTCAGATCACTTTTGGTTGGGATTATCACACACAGGTGGCAGATGCGAAGATTAGCACTTACGAAAACCGTACTTCTACTACTGCTATCGAAACGGTTGGTGTGACAGAGGGCAGCGCAGGTATCAGTTTGGGTACTACGGACGGCAGTAGTCCGAATGTCAACCACATTCATAGGGTAAGATACGGCAGTAACAATCCGCTTGAAAATGCTATGCGGCAGTTTCTCAATAGCGATAAGGCGGCAGGCGCAGTATGGACACCACAGACGAACTATGATCGTCCTCCTTCTTGGGCTGCAAGCACAGCAGGCTTTATGAATGGTATGGACAGTGATTTTCTTGCCGTTATTGGTAAGACACACAAAGTTACTTGCCTGAATACCGTCACGGACGGCGGCGGTTCTGTTACCACGGATGATACATTCTTCTTTCTGTCAAGGCGTGAAGTTTTCTGCGGTAATGAGGTAAGTGGCGTGATTGAGGGTGAACCGTACCCTTACTACTCGGATTATTCCGACTATGATTCTGCAAATACTGGTGCAGACAAGAACCGTATCAAGTATAGAAACGGTACAGCACAGTATTGGTGGTTAAGAACCCCGAACACCGGGAGCGGTTACAGTGTCCGTGGTGTCAATGCGACAGGCGGTTTGAGCTACGGTGGTGGCAACAACAGTTACGGGGTTGCCCCGGCTTGCAATATCATCTAAAATCAGTAATCCACCCCGTTAGGGGTGGAAATAAGATAAATATTATAAAAATCTATGGAGGTAATGCGTATGTTTGCTTACAAGTCAATCCGGGAGCAGTTGCTTGACGAACGCAAAAAGAATGCGGAGTTGCAGGCAGCACTCACAAAGGCCAATGCTGACATTGAGTATATCGCTATGATGACTGATGTTGACATTGAAACTGACGATCAGGAGGTATTGGAAGATGGCAATGAGTAAGTATGATAAGGTTAAGAACTTCTACGGCAATGGTCTATGGGGTATCAGCCGTGTCCGTGATGCGGTAGAAAAGAACTGGATTACTCCGGAACAGTTTTCTGAAATCACGGGAGAACTTTACGAAACAACGGAGGTATAATCAATGCAGATAGATGCCCCTATTCTCATTTTGAAGAACTGGGAGCAGTTCCAGACTGTTTTCACAACCGTTATTGCGTTTTATTTCGGAACGCAATATCAAAAAAATTCAGCCGAAATTAATGAGGAGGGAAACTGATGACAATCACCGAAAAACTCCTGACGGTAAACAAATTCAGCCGTCCGGGAACAAAACGTGCATCCACAACGAAAATTGCTCTCCACTATGTGGGGAATCCCGGCACAACGGCGATAAACAACCGCAATTATTTTGAAAATTGCAAGACAACAGGTACCTATGTGTCGAGTAACTATATTGTTGGTCTTGACGGCGAGGTTATCCGCTGCATTCCGGATGATGAGATAGCTTACTGCACTAACCAGGCGAACGCCTACAGCATCAGCGTTGAAACGTGTCACCCTGATGCAACAGGCAAATTTAACACGGCTACTTATAATTCTCTTGTTGAGCTGTGTGCGCAGCTCCTGACGAAATACAATCTCACATCTGAGGATTTAATCAGGCATTTTGACGTTACCGGAAAAGTATGCCCGAAGTGCTTTGTAGCCGTCTCAAAGGGCGGTTCTGACGATGATAATCTTACCTCGTGGAAGAAATTCAAGGCAGATGTAGGCGCAAAAATGAGTGGCTCAAAGGCTTCCGAGACTTCAACTTCCACAACGGCTCAGCTTTACAGAATCCGTAAAACATGGTGGGACATTTCGTCCCAGATAGGGGCATATTCTTCCC